GGAAGAGTTCGTCGGTGTGGTCCGCCGGTATGGCGCAAGTCCCGAGGTGCAGGGACTGGTCGACGCTGCAAATAAGCCCGCCGAGGTGGGTAAACACAACATTGCGAGGGCCTGCGGAACCTGTCTGCTCAAGTCCGCCTGACTCCATGACAGGTAATGACGGGTACCAACTATATGGCAGTACTACGGAGCGAGGTTAAAGCCTTCATCGTCCAGGCTCTGGCCTGCTTTGATACGCCCTCCCAGGTGGTGGCGGCGGTCAAGACAGAGTTCGGCATTGAACTGAGCCGCCAGCAGTGTGAATCGCACGACCCGACCAAGTTCGCCGGCCAGAAGCTCGGCAAGAAGTGGGCGGACTTGTTCCATGACGCCCGCAAGCGATTCCGCGAAGACACCATCGACATCCCGATCGCCAACAGAGCCTATCGCCTGCGTGCGCTTGGGCGGATGGCTGAGCGGGCCGAGAACATGAAGAACATGGCGTTGACTGCCCAGCTACTGGAGCAGGCCGCCAAAGAGGTCGGCGACGTCTTCGTTAATCGCCGTCTCGAACCCGAAAAGCCGCTGGGCTCCCAGTCCGATCAGCAGCACGCGGTCGCTGAGTACAAACTGGAGCCTGACGAGAATGTCCCGACTACCCCGTACCTTTGATGCGCCAGTAAGGCTGACGCCGAAGCAGGCGAACATCTACGTGTGGGGGTTCCAGCCTCAGGCTCGATTCAGAGATGCGGTATGCGGACGGCGATTCGGCAAGACCTTCCTCGGCAAAGCCGAGATGCGCCGCGCGGCTCGATTGGCTGCGGAGTGGGGCGTAAGCATTGAGGACGAGATCTGGTATGGCGCCCCTACGTTCAAACAGGCCAAGCGCGTGTTCTGGCGTCGCCTCAAGCAGGCGATTCCGCAAGCATGGCGCGACCACCGCCCGAATGAGACCGAATGCTCCATCACATTGAAGTCCGGCCATGTCATGCGCGTGGTGGGGCTCGACAATTACGACAACTTGCGCGGCTCCGGCTTGTTCTTCGTGCTGGTGGATGAATGGGCTGACTGTCCATGGGCGGCCTGGGAAGAAGTGCTGCGCCCGATGCTGTCGACATGTCAGTACACGTTGCCGAGTGGTGAGATTCGCAAAGGTGGTCACGCGCTTCGGATCGGCACGCCGAAAGGCTTTAACCACTGTTATGACACGTACCTTGATGGTCAGCCGGGTGCGGAACCTGACCACAAGAGCTGGCAGTACACGTCGCTGCAAGGCGGCAATGTGCCCGCCGAAGAGCTGGACGCGGCACGTCGCAAGATGGACCCGCGAACCTTCCGGCAAGAATACGAAGCTGGGTTTGAGAGTTATTCCGGCGTTGTCTACTACACGTTCAGCAGGGCTGAGTGCGCGACCACTGAGCGCATTAAACCGGGCGAGGCGCTGCATATCGGCATGGACTTCAACGTCATGAAGATGGCGGCCGTTGTTTATGCGGTTCGCGACGGGCTGCCACTTGCCCTCGACGAGTTTCATTCGGTCCGCGATACGCCAGAAATGATCGAGAAAATTCAGACGAGGTTCGCCGGGCACAGTATTGCGGTGTATCCGGATGCCAGCGGCCAGAACACCAGCAGCAAAAATGCGAGCGAGTCCGACCTTTCCTTGCTGAAAAAGGCGGGTTTCACCGTGGTTGTCGATTCAACCAACCCAAGCGTAAAGGATCGGGTGAATGCCCTGAACGCCGTACTCCTCAACACATACGGCGAGCGACGGCTGAAGGTAAACACGGACCAGTGCCCGCAGCTCACGCTCTGCCTAGAGCGCCAGACGTACACCAGCAAAGGTGAGCCGGACAAAGATCCGAAGAAAGGTCACGACCACATGAACGACGCGGCTGGCTACTTCATCGCCAAGCGCTACCCGATCAAAACTCAAACCGCCGGCGTCCGCCGTATTGGAGGATTGGCCTGATGCCAGTGCAATCAACAAACCCCGAGTACGACGAGCACATTGCCGAATGGGAAATGATGGACGACGCCCTAGAAGGCGAATGCGCCATCACTCGCAATGCAAAGTATCTGCCTAAGCCATCCGGGATGGTCGAGGCCGAGAAGCTGGATGCGGTTGGCAATGCCTACCTTTACCGCAACTACCGTGACCGTGCTCAGTACGACCACTGGGTTCGCGACTCGCTGCGGTCCATGATGGGCCTGGTGTCGCGCCTTATCCCTGAAATCAAACTACCTCCCGGTCTGAAAGGGCTTGAGGAGAATGCAACCGCCGATGGTTTCGGCTTGAAGCAGCTGTTCATGCGCATGGTGCGTCAGACGATCACCCACGGCCGCGTGCCGCTGGTGGTGAACATTGACGACAGCGGCGCGCCGTATTTCTCGACATACGCAGCGCGAAACGGGATCAACTGGGACACCGCCGATCAGGGCGGACGGCAAGACCTGGTGCTGGCCGTATTCCGCGAGTTTCGCAAGAAGGGTGCCGATCGCTACAGTCACGAATGCGACACGGTGTTTCGCGAGTTCTTCATGCAAGGCGGCGTCTGCTTCACCTCTGTCCGCAACGAAGGCGGCGAAATTGTCGAGGAAGAGCGTCCGCTCGGCACCACAGACAGCGAGCGACGGTTGGTTCGGGGCTTGGCCTACATACCGGTGATCTACTGCGGATCAACTGACAACTCCTCCGACGTTGATGAGGTGCCGCTGCTGACCATGGCGCGCGCCGCGGTCAAGTCGTACCAGCTCAGTGCGGATTACTTCACTGCTCTGCACCAAACAAGTCACCCTCAACCCTGGGTTGCCGGACTTGATCAAGCTGTCGAACTGAGTGTCACCGGTCCATCTGCGGCATGGGACCTCGGCCCGAGCGGTTCCTGCGGCTATCTTGAGTTTCAGGGTGCGGGGATCGACGCGGTCCGACAAGCCATGGCCGATCAGAAAGGCGCAGCTCTTGAAGCAGGCGCCAAGGTTATGGACGTTTCGGGCGATGCCGAGTCAGGCGAGGCCCGTAAGACTCGCCAAAATGATCAGCACGCCACTCTTCACAGTATCGTCATGTCGGTGGCTGAAGGGATTGAACAGGGCCTGCGGTACGCGGCGGAGTGGAAAGGGTACAAGCCTGAAGACGTCGTCTTCATGGTCAAGCCTGAATTCATCACGCCGGTCGTTGACGCGCAGGTTCTTGCCGAGCTGCAGAAGGCGGTCATGGCCGGGACAGTCAGCGCCGACACCTACTGGCTCTACCTCACCACCGGAAAGCTGCCAGACCGCGCTTACGGCGAAGAGGCCGAACTGATCAGCGAAGAGCGCGAGTCTGCTGGCATCAACCTGGATAACGAAAATGGCGACGCCACAGGTAAATCCGCAGTCACCGGACAGCCAACTGATGGAGCACTCGACGCGGCATAGCGTCATGATCGAGCGCTTGAAGGCGGGCGAGGTCAAGAAGTTCGAGAAGTATCTGCGCCAGATCGACACGCTTGTGCGTGATCAGCTGACGCGCAAGGAGCTGACCACCTACGGACGGGGCCGGCTAGAAGAGTTTCTGGCACGGGTAGACGGCAAGCTGCTCGACATTTACAAAGCCTACGGCGACGTGGTGCAGGCCGATCTGGTCGATATCGCAGTCTACGAATCGACCTTTGAAGCCAGCAGCCTCAATCACGCTTTCACGATCGACGCAGTAGTGCCGAGCAATGCGGTGATTCGCGCCGCTGTGTTCTCGTATCCTCTACAGGTGAGCGGAATTGACGGGGGCAAGTTGCTCAAGCCGTTCCTGAGCGGCTGGACGCGCACCGAGGGGATGCGGGTAACGAACACGATCCGGCTCGGCTTCGGCCAGGGCCAGACGAATGCGCAAATCATCCAAGCGGTTCGCGGCACCGCAGCGCAGAACTTCACTGATGGGGTGCTCGCGATCAGCAATCGCAATGCGGCTTCGGTGGTTCAGACTGCGATTCAGCATGTGGCCACAACCGCACGCATGGAGACGCTGAAGGCCAACCCGGATGTGGTGAAGGGCTACCGCTGGATCTCGACGCTGGATAGCAAGACCTCACTGCAATGCAAGGGGTTGGATGGGCGCGTGTTCGAGGTTGGTAAAGGGCCGGTGCCTCCGGCACACATCAAGTGTCGATCTTCTATCACGCCAGTTACTGCGCTCGAAGCCATCTTTTCGAAGGGGGCCACCCGGGCGTCAGTCGGCGACAACGGCGGCGGACAGGTCGATGCCAGCCTCTCGTATTACAAGTGGCTCGCCACGCAGCCTGCCAGCTTTCAGGACGCAGCGCTGGGCCCGGTTCGAGGCAAGCTGTTCCGCAATGGCGGGCTGACTCCTGAGAAGTTCGCAACGCTTCAGCTGAATTCCAAGTTCAAGCCGCTGACGCTGGCGGAGCTCAAAGCGATCGAGCCGGAAATGTTCGTGAGGGCCGGGGTAAACTGAGCGCCCATCACACAGGGCCGACCATGATCATCGTTGAGCACGGCGAAGGTAACGACAGTGCCGCGAACAGCTACGCCGATCTTGAATCGCTGCTGTTCCATGGCAGCTACTACCGATATCCGATACCGCACAGCGCCGAGCACCAGGTCGAATACCTGCTTCGTGCGTGTGCGGCCATGGACAAAATGCAGTGGAAGGGGCGCCCGGCTTCACAGCGTCAGCGGCTTGCCTGGCCCCGCGCCGATGTGGTCCTAAGTGGCGAGTTCCTGAGCGCCACGTCTATTCCATACGGCATCCGGCACGGGCAGGTCATGCTAGCCATCGAACTTTATGCCGCTGATCAGGGCATTGAGTTGCCACAGCCTACGCACTCATTCGATGGAAAAAAGCGGGTTCCGCTGACACGCAGCACCGCCGGACAGCGCAACCATCCGCCGTTGTGGGTGGAAAGCAGGACGCAGTTTGCGGATTACCTCGTGATGCGTGGTCTTTTGCTTGTTCGTGGCCGCCTGATATAAGACCCCGACGTAATGGAGAGCCTATGAACTGGATATTGTGTTGTGTCGCGGTCCTGTCCTGCGTGGTATGCGGGCTCTTAGGGTTAACGCTTGGATTAAATCTTAATCCTGCGTCGACAGTTCGCTTCGTGCCTAATTGGGGAAGCATGGGGGACTGGGTATCCGGGATCGGTGCGCTACTGGCGGTGATCTCTAGCTTCATCCTGGTGCGCAGAAGTGAATCCTCACAGAGGGAGCGCGAGCGTGAAAAAATACAGATTGAACAGTGGGGAGAAGGTTTCTTCTGTTCGGTCAGAGTGATTTCGAATGGACTCTTCCCTTGCCGAATTAAAGGGGTGTTCTTCATCGGCCCGGATGGCCCTAATGCGGGCGCAGTTCCGCTTGGTCCTCATATGGCCGAAACGGGGCGAATCGACCTTCCTCAGCGTCTGGAATACAGGGAAGACTTACAATTCGCCTGGCGCGTTGACACGTTGGATGGCTTGCTAAGAGCACTCAGCCATCTTGGCTTGCGAAGGATGGACGCGCTCAGCATTCAAGTCGTAACGGTCACTAGTGAATTCACGGTGCCGGTTTCTACGGAGTTTTCTGAGTACTTAATCGGTGCCGCAGCAGCGGCAAGGATCGAAGTAATCACACCGGACGAGTCTTAACTCATTTCGTAAGTTTCTTTCAAACCTCGGCCATGCCGGGGTTTTTTTATGCCCGCGAAGCGGGAAACCAAACCCAAGGGGTGCGCCAAGTGGCAGACGAAAACCAGATTGATCTTGAAGACCCGGCAGTAAAAACCGCCATCGCTGCCGCAGTTGATGCTGCGACCCTGGGCCTCAAGAACAAGAACACGGAGCTGCTTGGCTCGCTCCGGACCACCAAGACCGAGCTGGACGGATTCAAAACCCAGTTCGAAGGCCTGGACATCAATGCAGTGAAAGGCTTGCTCAACAAGGTAGGCCAGGACGAAGAGACCAAGCTAATCGCCGAGGGCAAACTCGACGAGGTCATCACTCGTCGCACCGAGCGCCTGCGCGGCGACTACGACAAACAGCTAGCCGCCGAAAAATCCCGCGCCGATAAGGCTGAAGCTTTCGCCGCGAAGTACAGCGACAAGGTTCTGGCCGACTCCATCCGCGCTGCCGCCATTAAAGCCGGCGCACTCCCAGAGGCCGCGGAGGACATCATCCTGCGCGCCCGAGGCACTTTCAAACTCAGCGAGGATGGCGAGGCTGTCGCCACCGACCGGGACGGCGAAGTCGTTTACGGCAAGGACGGCAAGACCCCTCTGTCACCGCTCGAATGGGCGGAATCATTGCGTGAAACAGCAACACACCTCTGGCCAAGGGCCCAAGGTGCCGGACAGACCGGCGACAACGGTGGCAAGGCCACGAAGAAGTTTTCCGACATGACCGAAACCGAGCGCACTGAGCTTTACCGGACAGATCCGGCGAAGTACCGCCAGCTGCGCGATGCCACCAAACAGGAGTAACACCTTATGGCGACCACTCGCCTTTCTGATGCAGTAATCCCCGAGGTCTACGCTGACTACCAGGCGGAGAACACCCCCGAAAAAACCGCGTTTTTCGAATCCGGTGTCGTTGTTCGCAACGAAATGCTGGACCAGAAAGCAAACACCGGCGGCCAAGAGATCCAGGTGCCGTTCTGGCGCGACCTGGATTCGTCCGTTGAGCCGAACGCTTCTAACGATGACCCGGCCGACATGGCCTCGCCGAACAAGCTTGGCTCCGGCATCCAGAAGGCACGCATCAGCTACCTGAACCAAGGCTACTCTGCCTCTGATCTGGTGGTAGAGCTGTCCGGCTCCGATCCGATGCAGCGCATCCGTAACCGCTTCGGCACTTACTGGCAGCGTCAGTGGCAGCGCCGGGTGATTGCGTCCGCAGTGGGCGTGCTGGCAGACAACGTCGCCAACGACAACGGTGACATGGTCTACGACGGCTCTGCTGGCGTGTGGTCCCGTCAGGCTTTCACCGCTGCCGTGTTCACCCTCGGCGACGCGTTCGGTCAACTGTCCGCGATGGCAGTGCACTCGCTGGTTTACAAGCAGATGATCGATGCCGACGACATTGACTTCATCCCGGACAGCAAGGGCAACCTGATCATTCCGACCTTCATGGGTCAGCGCGTAATCGTTGATGACTCGATG